AGCTGCTGCATTCAATGCTTTCTCACTCTTGGACATGTTAATGTAGTCTCTACCCAGATTGTTAAGACTAAAACTAAATCTGTTTTCATCGATCAACGGTGCTGCAACCATTGTATCTATAATTCGACCCTCAAGCTTGATCCCTTCAGCCTTTAACCATCCAGCATCGTAAGTTGCGTTATGCATGACCTTGGGTATATGAGGAGTTGCTAGTTGTGCCTTGAGCCACTCTAGCACTCGTCTCTTGGATAAATTACCACCCTGTTCGTGCCGAATAGGGTAGTATCCTTCAAAATCACCAGCTGCTACCGCCACCCCGACAATATATCCATCGTCTCGTGTCCATCCCGGTCCGAGGGTCGTGAGGTTTGGATCGTAGGTTTCCAGATCGATAGCCATGTATTTACAATTGGTCAGATCAGGAAACACCTCTGGTGCCGTCCAATCCGTGTCAATCAGGTTGTAGTCCTGACGTTCCCAGAAATCTAACGTGCTCTTATCCTTTGCCATCACCAGCCTCCCCGAGTAGTGCCCCATACCCACAGATATCTATTGCACTATCTTCATGGTAGGGTGTTTGCATCAATCGGGATAACTTAACTGCGATCATGCACATGTAGACCTGTTCTACTGTAACTTCTTTCTCAAGTACTATAGACCACATCTTAGCGATACGGTCATGGTTCTCGTATGCATCGCCATAGTCCTTGGCTCTCGCTCCGTTAATATGTTCTCCTGCTGCCTCAAGTATTCTATTTCTGCCTTTTTTATCTGTCATAGTTCATACCTATATTTTGCTCCAGATTCGATTATATGGAGATTCTCTTTTGTTCTTGTTATGCCTGTATAGAAAATTCTGTGCTCGTCATCTGGAAATTTTGTTTCAACGCAAGGATACGCAGACTCTGTGAATAACATGACATTGTCGTCTTCTCCTCCTTTCATCGCATGAATGGTAGAGAGCCTAATCCTTGGTTTAGTTATATCCTCTCCTCGCTTAATTATCAAGTTCATGTACCTTCGTTCTTCTGGAGACATGTTCACGATAAACATCGGGTCAGTCTCCTTAGAGGCCAACATACCATGGTTCCGTACAAGATCTTCGTAGGTAAGCATGACATCCTCTTCTATACCCTCTAATGATTTTGAGGACCCCCACTTAACAACGGCATTCTCCCCTCTCTTGGGCACAAGTTTATAGAGATCTCTAACGGCTGATATTGAAACAGAAATGTCACTTGCCAGTGCTTCCCAAGTGTCTATGCTCTTGAGCAACATCGGGTCTATGCTTGGTCGTCCGTTTCTCTCAAAATAGTAACCTGTCTGTCTAAGACTTTCAGAAACATCTTGTATAATCCTATTGGTTCTTGCCATAATTGTCCACGAACCACGGTCAATGTTCACATCATACCAATGCCTGTGATATGTAACAGACCCCTCTCTGTCTGTTGGCCTCCACCTCTTTTCATGCCTATCAGCTATTCTAGACACTACTCTCTGTGCTAATGCGTGAGCAGAGTTTGGAACTCTATAACTTTGATCCAGAACTTCTACATCATCACATGCGTTCATAAACAAACCTACGTCAACTCCCATCCATCTATGCACTGCCTGATCATCGTCACCGGCATACCAGACTTTCTCTACAGACTGACGTAAAACATCTACCTGATCCCATTGAAGAGGAGTGAGGTCTTGAGCCTCGTCAACAATTAAGACATCTAAAGAAGGTGCCGTGCCCTGTGCCACAAACAAAGATATCATGTCCGTAAAGTCATATTTCATGTTGTCCGACTTATACTTAGCGTAAATCTCGTTAACCTTGACAAGCATCGGCCAGTTTATGTCATAGTTCCCAGAGTCGTTATACTGGTCTTCAAGACTGATCTTACGAAGCTTCGCTCGTCCAATAAGTTCTAGGTACTTGTTCCCTTCTTTGGCAGATACAGGTAAAAGACCATCTGTCATAGCAGCAGCCGTACCATTATCAAATACCATACCTAGTTGTTTACCGATCTTATTAAAATCGTATCGGTTAATAATCTCTTCAGCTTTCATGCCTAACCATCGAAAGCCAATCGAATGTAGAGTCCTGAACCACGGAACTTTGTCAAATGGCAACTCCAGCTCTACCGAGGATCTCAACCTGGCTTCTTCTATAGATTTCTTAGAGAAAGAAACAAAGGCTATTCGCTCGGGTTTTACTCCGTCTTGAATTTGCTCCTTAACAATATTAATCAATCTATACGTTTTTCCACAACCAGGTGGTCCAAGAATAAGCTTCTCACTCATCTTTATCTCTGGGTCGTGTGTCCAGCCATTCCTGAATATCCGTCTCTAGCCACCTCACCGTGGTATTTTTCTTGGCTTCACCAAAGACAATGGGTTTTGGAAAACTTCTCTCGTTAACCCATTTGTATATCGTAGACTTGGAGACACCGAACTTATCGGCAAGTTCTCCAATCTTCACATACCTTTGATCTCGCCATTCTTTAGAATGGGACATCGTCTTCACTCTCCTTTTCTTTTAATGGAGGTATCTCTACCTCAGTTGATTGAAACTCTGGAACCCACCATACTCTGATGTTTTTCCATTTACCGCTCTCGGCTTTCACCTTGTATATTCCATGACAACCCTCATTGTTGTTTAGTTCCTTCAGTCTCTGCTGAATTTGTGGTCTATTAAACAAGGTAAAATTTCTCTGCCTCAAAAACTCCTGCAACCCTTTCATCGTAAAATATGTGTATCCGTCCTCTGTCCATGGTTTACCCATCTCTATCTCTTCGGGGAACTTTGCCCGAATACGGCTAACACAAAATGTCTCTAGCAGTTCCTTAAACTGGCCAGCACTCGTAAGTTCTTCAGAAACCTCCACTCGTGTCGCAGTGTTTAACAACTTTCCTATCATCGGTTGCCATTCCGTAGATTTTGGTATGGGAGGCATACGGTTGATTTGTTCCATGCAGGCTCTCTGAAAATGAAGAGGCATCTGTAACTGTTCTGTCGTAAGCTCTAATCTCTGACCATCGACATCTAGAAAGAAGAGACGTGGTTCAGATAACAGTATAGTTAAACCCCCAATCTTGGGGATGTTCTCGGAGTCACCAACTCCGTATGCTCTAGACTTACATATAGACTTATTGCAGTGACTAGCCATCGGCTCCTCTTTGCATGTATAGAAATACTCTTTCTTATCAAGTTGCTTCTGCAAATTGACAATCTCCGTGGCTGGCAAGGGCGGTGTACAATGTTTCTGGTTCATTTCCTCGTGCTTCTGTTTCCATGAATCGGGGAACTTTCTTTTAAGATACATTGCACAGTTAAACATAACCTTGTTCCTCGTGCCTTCTGGTATGCCCATAGTCAGAAACATTTGTAAGCATGGTGGGGCATCAGAGAACTGTTGCCTCTGGGTGCCAAAGTCTATTTTCTCAAGTTGAGCTATGGTTGTGCGTTTCTTATCCACCTCATCAAGAAACTGTTCAACTGTCAGATCGTCACCATTCTGGTCTACCGCATATCTAACAGTGTTCTTCGCATCGAAGTATGGCAGATTAATAAAATTACCTACATCGCCCCGGTCAGCTAATATCTGATCTTGTTTCGGGAATATCTCACACCCTGAGTAACCAAGAGCAGCGGAAATCTCACCAAGGTAATCTCTAATTTCTGTAGCACTTGTTTCGGTCTTCATAAACAAAAACAAATGTGCTCCCCCAGACTTTGATCGGCAAACCACCAAAGGTAGCTTATAACTGCGACACTTCTTATAGATCTCCTTATGATCTATCGGATATGTATCGATATCCAGAACACCGAAGTTGCACATGTTATTGGCGTTTATGGGGATGGATCCAACACCCTTCTCCCCTTTAAGATGCTCTTCTATTAAATCTCGGGTCAAGGGCTGCTTAACAATAAAACTTTTTGCGTCCGTCTTTCCGTTTCGCCTTTTGTTTCCTATTGTTGTTTGCCCATGAGCAAGATCCGAACCTCTAAATGCCTCCATAAAACGGTCAATTAAGGACATAACTCATTCACCGCCTTAACCTTGTAAGCACATTCAGAACATAACCAGGGTCCACGAGTTCTTAGCTTTACAATAGCTACATTCTCACAATCTCTTGCCCCACAAAGAATCTCCCGAGCTTTCAGCTCTCTTCGAGTTGTCAATCGCCAAGGAATTTCCTCATCACGGTAATCTCCTACCTTCATTACTAACTCCTAATATTTTCCATAAAAAGAAAGGGGGAGTGCCAATGACCATGTGAGACCCTCCCCCTTTCGTCCCTAAAACGGTACTTGGTCGTCCTCGGTCTGAGACTGCACCTCACTGTGGTCTTCGGCCACGGCTTTCGCTTCGCCTCTTTGGATCTGTTCACGAAAAGCCTTTGCCTCGTGATATAAGTTCACGTCTTGGACGAGACCAACTTTTTCCACAGACCAGTTATACCAGCTACCCATATCGTTGCTCTCTTCAACAGTTTTGAATTTCCATATTGTAGAGAATAAGCTAGGAGTTAGCATTTTACCGCTTTTAGGATCCTTAATCTTCTGCATAGCGATTTGCGTTTTCCAACGTCTAGAAACTTTTCGCTGCGTAGACTTCATGTCTATAATCACAGGCTGATTCATTCCGTCTTCGCCCAGAAGAAGACAATAATGTTGATCTGTAATAACCAACTCATTGCCATTAGGAAGGATTTCCTTTCCACCAGTTCGCTCTGCCTTGGCAACATCAGGATTGTTAGCAGCCAATTCGCCAACAAAACCTCCACCACCTTGGTCACGAGGGATGAACTCCAGATACTTTGTCTGTTGCAGACAAGGTATAATTTCAAACCCTGTCTCTCCACCCCAAGCATCACCTGTTACGGTGTTAAACGCATCGCCCATAGAAGCCTCATTAATAAACAATGGGTCGTTCTTTTTAATTTGTGGGGAAAGTGCTTGAATAACACGCACAAAGGGAATTTGTAATTCATCAGGAGCGTAATCAATACCTTCTCCTGCATTAGACAATAACTCATCCATCATTTGAGCTGGAAGGTTATCTTTCTTAGTTTGGATCTCATTAGCCATTATTTCCTCCTTATTTTAGCATTTCGGGCAACAAATGCACCGAACAGATCAAGATCAATAGTTTCTCCTCTTTCGACACGATCTTTGACGAAAGCCTTGAGAGTCATAGAATGAATATGTGTTTTGGATTCGGGATGAAAGCCTTTGCCCTCAAGTTCAACCATAAGTGAACCAGCGACATTGTCTTCGCCCCTACCAAATGAAAGTATCACATCATTCTTGATTATGTCGTCCAGACCGTTTTCCCGAAGCCACGCAAAAGCTTCTTCACGTCTGTCCTTGGGTATGCTTGCAGAAACAAACGGCTCTAATGTAACCGAAGCTCCCTCTACATCTACTCGCTCCATTCCCATCTCATCCATCTTCTGTGGAATTATCTCAATGGATAGTCTTTGCTTCTCAGATTTAAGTTGCTTCAGATGTTCCTCAGTATCATTGATTTGCTCCATGACACTGTTCAACTGACCAACCAAGCCGGAAAGCTCTTTGCCTTCTTGTGTCCCCACTTTAGTTAGGGACGAAGCATCAGCAAAAATCTCCTCATTTAATATATCTGTCTTCATGACAAGTACATCCTCTTCAGGTTTAAGTTAATGTTGACGACACCCTCATGATGCCGTATAAGTGAGAATATAGGAGGAATATTATGAATGTCAACTACAAATTTAAAACAAAACCATATAAGCATCAAATAGATGCTTTGAGGAAATCAACAGGGAAGGACTCTTTCGGGTACTTCATGGAGATGGGAACTGGGAAAAGTAAGGTGCTCTTAGATGATATTGCCCGACTTTTTACAGAAGGTCAAATAGAGTTTGCGTTAATCATTGCACCGAAGGGTGTATATAGAAACTGGATAGAATTGGAGATTCCAAAGCATTTCTGGGAATCAATTCCAACATATATGTCTAGCTGGCAAACACCTATGACGGCAAAAAGAAAGCAGGAGATCAAAACAATGGTCAACGCTCGGGGCAAGATGAAAGTCTTTGTTATGAATGTTGAATCATTCTCTTCTCTTCGGGGGCGAGAGGCCGGTGAGTTCTTTGCCAACAAATTCGGGTCTAAGGGTCTTATAGCCGTGGACGAATCAACCACGATTAAAAACCATAAGGCAGCCAGAACCAAGTCCCTTATAAAACTTTCTACAATGTTTCGGTATAAAAGAATACTTACAGGGTCACCAGTTACAAACACGCCCCTGGATCTATTCTCTCAATGCATGTTCCTCGATCCTCGGATCTTGGGTCATAAGTCTTTCTACTCGTTTCAAGGGCGATATGCCGTGCTGAAGAATACGAAGATGGGTACACGATCCTTTAACCAGGTAGTCGGGTTCCAAAGGATAGAAGAGTTAACCAAACTTATAGATCCCAATACATTTCGGGTTCTAAAGGAAGACTGTTTAGATCTGCCAGCTAAGATATATACCACCCGATACATCGATATGACAGATGATCAGGCTGATATGTATAGAAAGATCCAGAAAGAAGCTCTGGTGATCTTAGGAGATGACGAGTTTGTTAGTGCTCCAGCGGTTATTACACAGATGCTACGGCTGCAACAGATTCTTTCGGGGCATTTGAAGACTGATGATGGTGACATCGTTACGTTTCCAACTCGGAGGTTGGATGCCCTTATGGATATTTGTAACGAAACTTCGGGGAAGATGATTATCTGGTCACGTTTCCGGCAAGACATCATCACGATTACCGAAACCCTGAAGAAAACTTTCGGGGATCAATCGGCTGCATCGTTTTTCGGGGACACAACCGAGAATGAAAGACAACAGATTATACATGATTTTCAGTTTGAAACTTCGGGTCTCAGGTTCTTAGTTGGCAATCCGGCTACGGCTGGTCGAGGTTTAACTTTAAATGCAGCCAATACAGTTGTATACTATGCTAATGATTTTAACCTAGATACACGATCACAATCTGAGGATCGGTGTCACAGAATCGGGCAGACTAAATCGGTGACATATATAGACTTATTATGTGAGAAATCTATCGATGAGAAAATTGTTAAGTCACTACAAAGTAAAATCGGAATCAGTGCACAAGTATTAGGAGAGGAGGCAAGAGAATGGTTGACCCTAAATCCAAAGTAATGTCGAGCGTGGACATGCTCTTAGATTATAAACGTGGTCTTCTTACGAGAGACCAGGCGATCCAAAGATTCAGTCTAATAACTGGTCTTACTCCCGATATTGCCACCGAGTTTATTAGAGGTATGAAAAAAGAAAACATAGTTATATTTCCAAAGAAGAAAGTAAAAAATGCAAAATAAAACATTAGCAGAAGAATTTGCCTTAAAGCCGATCCCGAAAGATA